TAAGCATTCAAGGATTCTTTCTAATAGCACTTGGGTAATGAATCACATTTACTTCCCTGTGAATTGGAAAGACAGATTCCCTGAATATTATGAAGCAATGTCCAGGTATCAGAAGGAAGGTAAAAATGCACATGATGATGCCCCTGATGCAACAACAGGAATTGCTGAAAAAATCAATGCAGGTGATACTTTTTCTTTTGATTAGTAACATGATAGTAACAAAACACTTTGAAAACATTGTATTTCTTGGTGTTATCATATATGAGGTAATGAAAGGGGGTGAATGAATCGTGTTTAACTTTTTTCAATCTGAAACTGAAAGAGTGAACAACATCATCAGAATGGGTGCTGAAACAGTGATTACTGATGAACGGTTCATTGAACTTGAAATTCAGCGGTTCAAGGCAAGTCGAAGAAGAAAAGAAATGTTTGATGGTGAAAGGTACTTTGCAGGTAACCATGACATCCTGAAAAGAAAAAGGACTGTTATTGGTGAAGGCGGTGAATTGACCGAAATTGACAACCTTCCAAACAACAGGATTGTTGATAACCAGTACAAGAAGATGGTCAATCAAAAGACAAATTACCTGCTTGGTCAACCAATAGCAATCAGAACAGAAAATGAAATTTATGATAAGCTGTTGACACAGATATTCAATAAGCGGTTTATGCGGTTGATGAAGAACCTGGGTAAAGATTCACTGAATGAAGGCATTGGATGGTTGTATGTTTACTATAATGAACATGGTGAATTCACCTTAAAGAAGTTCAAAGCTTATGAAATCATCCCTGGATGGCGTGATGTAGACCACACCATCCTTGATTATGCAATCAGGATATATGAAGTCATTGCTTATGAAGGTGACCAGGAAAAGACTATTGAAAAAGTTGAAGTCTATGATGAAAATGGAATTCATTACTTCACCCTGGAAGATGGAAGGCTTGTTCCTGACAATCCCTTCTTTGCAAATTACTTCACCACCACTGACCATGAAGGCAATGACCAAGGATGGAACTGGTCAAGAATTCCGCTGATTCCCTTCAAATACAACAGTGAGGAAATACCACTTATCAAGAATGTGAAATCTTTGCAGGATGGCTTGAATATTATCCTTTCCAACTTCCAAAACAATATGGAAGAAGATGCAAGGAACACCATTCTTGTTTTAGTGAACTATGATGGTGAAAAACTTGGTGAATTCAGAAAGAACCTGGCAACCTATGGTGCAGTTAAAGTCAAAACAGTTGATGGTGCAGCAGGTGACCTGAAAACATTGCAGGTTGAAGTGAATGCTGAAAACTACAAGGCAATTATTGAGATATTCAAGAAAGCAATTATTGAAAATGCAATGGGTTATGATGCAAAGGATGACAGACTTTCAGGTGAACCAAATCAGATGAATATTCAATCAATGTATTCTGATATTGACTTGGATGCAAATGAAATGGAAACCGAATATCAAGCTGCATTTGAAGAATTACTTTGGTTTATCAATTGTCATTTTGCAAACACTGGTCTTGGTGACTTTGAGGATGAACCAGTTGAAATTATATTCAATCGTGACATGTTGATGAATGAAGCAGAAGTCATTGAAAACATCAACAAATCAATTGGAATTCTTTCTGATGAAACCCTTGTATCACAGCATCCTTGGGTTGATGACCCACAAGCTGAACTGGAAAGGAAGAAAGCTGAAAAAGAAGCTGCAATGGCAGAATATCAGAATGCCTTCAAGCCTTACCCTGGTGAAGGTGGTGTTGTAGATGAAGAATAGTGCTTATTGGAAGATACGGTTTGAACAGCTTGAAGCTGCATCCAATAAGAATGCTATTTCTACTTTCAACACTATTCAGGAACAATATATTGCAGCAGAAAGGGAAATTGAAAGGCAGATTTCAACCTGGTATCAAAGGTTTGCAAAGAACAACCAAATCACAATGGCAGAAGCAAGGAAGTTGCTGACATCTGGTGAACTGGCTGAATTCAAATGGGATGTAAAGGAATTCATTAAGTATGGTGAACAAAATGCACTGAACCCCATGTGGATGAAGGAACTTGAAAATGCATCAGCAAGGTTTCATATTTCCAGGCTTGAAGCTTTGAGAATTGAAACACAGCAGACCATTGAAAAGTTGTTTGGTGGTCAGGTTGATGAAGTTGACAAGCTGCTTAAAAAGAATTACCTGCATAACTATTACCATACGGTATATGAGATTCAAAAGGGTTTCAATATTGGATGGGATATTGCAGCAGTTGATGACCGAACACTTGAAAGGTTAATTTCAAAACCATGGGCAACTGATGGGAAGAATTTCAGTGAAAGAATATGGTCAAATAAGACTTCCCTTATCAATGAAGTTCAAACACAGCTTACAAGAACATTTATGCTTGGAAAAGCACCTGATGATGCAATCAAAGCTATTGCAAAGAAAATGAAGTCATCCATGGGTCAAGCAGGAAGATTGGTCATGACTGAATCAGCTTATTTTTCATCACAGTCACAGAAGGATGCATTCAATGCACTGGATGTTGAAAAGTTTGAAATTGTTGCAACCCTGGACAGCAGTACATCAGAAATTTGCAGGGAACTTGATGGAAAGGTTTTTGACATGAAGAACTTTGAACCAGGTGTCACTGCCCCACCCTTCCACCCTTGGTGTAGAACAACCACTGTTCCCTATTTTGATGATAACTTCACAGAAAGGGCAGCAAGGGGTGAAGATGGTAAGACCTATTATGTTGACAGCAGGTTGAATTATAAGGAATGGGAAAAGACCTTTGTTGAAGATGGTTCAAAGTCAGGACTGAAAGAAGTCAAAGAAAATGATATAATTGATGAACCACTATTCCCCAAAGAAATTGCAGGTGTGAAGCGTGGTAAAATGATGACCAGGGATGAAGCAAATGGTGGAAAACCAAATCCGAACTTCAAACAAAGTCATGGGTATCAGATAAACTGTCAAAGTTGTGTTGTTACCTATGAAGCAAGGTTGCGTGGTTACAATGTTCAGACCTTACCGAATACAAAGGGTTCAATGCTTGATAAGCTTTCCAGGCAAACAAATATGGCATGGATTGACCCTGCAACTGGCAAACACCCTGCTTATATCTTCGATGAAGCTGCAAACACTGTGAAGAAATTTTATGATTTCATTGAAAAGAAAATTGAAGCACAGAAAAGGTACACACTTCAATTTTCTTGGAAAGGAAGAAGCAGGTCAGGACATATTATTTC